AGGCTGGGAGATATCGGTTTTAATGACCTAATAAACAACAACGGAGAAGAAGCTTTATCTGCTGTTTACCAGAAAAAGATCACGCCTTGGGATGCATCTAAAGGTGCTCAACCACCTACGGGAGGTTTTGATTCTGATTACTACTATTCGTCCACCCCTGGTGGATCCGTTGCCGAATCTCAATGGGAATCAGCGCAAGAAGCTGTAGATACCGGTTATAGAGACGAAGACGGGAATCCATACTTACTTCCTGATCTTGATATCACAGGCCGTTACTCCTTTGATAGTTACCTCCACTGGCACTACACCACTCAAGGTAAGGCCGCAGGTTATCGCGGTAATGAAGCGTCTTTCGCAGAATTGCCGGAGTATTACGAAGAAGCAATGACCGATGCTGAGTACCAGCAGTATCGGGACAAGGTTCTTGGTATAGAAGGAGAAACCATCCTAAGCAAGAGTGTTGGTACAGAACTTGCCGGTAAAGAAAAACAAGTACAACAGCAGTTTGGCTCATTAACCAATGACTCCCTTAAGAAAGCAGCCGATGAGCTGGTTAAAGCCAAGGCAAGAGAACGAGACCTTGAGTTTTATAAAGGACTAGAAGGCTTTGATGAGGTACTAACCATCAACGAAACCATCACTAATTCTTTGCTTGGTGATAGCGGAATTGGTGGCATCCTTGGTTTTGTTACCAATCCAGAGAAGGCAAAAGAAAGTTTGGAAGAAAGTCTGTCCAAAGCGACAGGCATTCCCACTTTTAATGGTGTTACTTACAACTGGCAAAAGTGGTTTGATGAGCAGCTCGCTGGTAACTACGAAAAAGGAATCAGCGTACCAGACCCCACAGACCCAACAAAAACGTATACGTTAACCGGTGACTTTGCCAAAAAGTATATTGACGAGTACTTAAAGCCTCGCTTTGACAACTCCAAGTCAATGAGTGAATTCATCAGTACGCTTGAACTTCAGCAACAAGACAAAAATATCTTTGATGTTCAAAGCGCCCTGACCAAATTAAAAGAAGTTGCTGGACTAAGGGCAGAAGCTTACCTGGATGGTGTGTACAACACTGCTCCACTTAATTTTAACTCTGACTTTTACATGAATCCAACTGGCAACTTTACGCCAGACGATCCAAAAGTTGCAAAGTATCAAGATCAATCCAGCCAAATTTCAAATGATTGGGAAACAGCAAGGCGCAACGGAGATTCCAAGGCTCCAAGTACTGATTGGAGTTGGAACCAATGGGCTTATCACTATGCTTTGGATTTAAATGATAAAAATCAGTTTGCTAAGTTACATTATCAAGTTGTTGGTGCTGCCAAAGGATATGATCCGGCACGGGATGTAATCACACTCAAAGACGCAACTGATTACATCAACACTAAAATCCTTCCGGAAATTGCCGCAAAAGATATTGATCTTGCGGATGTTAACTTCCTGCAGTTTGTAACGCCAGAAGAATTTGCGGACAGTGTTATTGAAGGTGTTAGTCCTGAAACAAACAAAGCAGAATGGGACAAGATGCTAGGAACCCTTGGCATTGCTGGCAAGGGAATGGGTGTTGATGAAGTTAAGCAATATATTGCGGATCAATTTAGGACTAACAATGCGGTCAACGTACGAGAAGCAATTAAATACCTGAATGAAAAAGGAGTTACACCTACACAAAAGAAGGTAGGTGTTGATTACATCCAGCGTGCTGAAGATGCAAAGTCAACAACGTCTCCCTATGCCACCAGCCTTTACAAGGTCTTTAAAAACGCTGGATACCAAGGAAGTGAAGATGACTTTTATGGAAAATTTATGACCGACGTTAGTAAAGAAGAAATGCAGTTGATGGAACAAGGTGCGTCCGATAAAGGGCTGCAGCTTGGTGGTGCATACGCAGGACTGACTAGCGATGATCCTTTCACGGCTCTTGGTTCTGTGAGTAGTCTCTTTGGTTCTACTGAAACAGGAACCGAAAAAGAAAAAGCAACATCCAGTTATTTTAAACTGTTAGATGACGAAGAAAAAGAAGATTACAAATCCAAGTCCGGTGAACGGATCCTTGGTGAGTTTACTTCCCTCTTTAAAGGGTTTACTTGATGTCTGAGAAACACCGTAAAGCTGCAGGTGCAGCAAAGATTGCCAAAGACAAGATGGCTTGTAATAAGCCACAGAAGACCCCTGGTCACCCAACCAAGAGTCATGTAGTCAAAGCTTGCGAAGGCGGCGAAGAAAAGATCGTACGCTTTGGTCAGCAAGGTGTGGAAGGCGCTGGTAAGAACCCAACGACAGCTAAGGACAAGGCACGTAAGAAGTCTTACTATGCCCGTCACAACGCCCAGGATCCCAACCCAGATAAAATGTCAGCACGGTACTGGAGTCACAAGGTGAAGTGGTGATGCAATTAGCAGGTAAACACATGCAGACAATAGATGGTCTTCCTTTGAACCAATCTTTGTTACCTGCATTTTCCATGGAGCCAGGTTATACCCCTGAGCATTTTCCTGACCAACAAAAAATGCAGCAATTAGCCTTAGGAACAAACGATCCTCGGTTGCAGCGTGCTCTTTTAGACTTTCAATATCCATTTAGAACTGAAGATTTAATGCAATCGAACTATTCCGACGATATCAAAAAAGTTGTCCTACAGGCAGTATCACGCTAAGCTGCGTAGGCTGATTCCTTACCAGCATGGCAAAACCCAAATCAACCACAGTCCGACTTGAGTCCAAGCCCAAGAAAACCCGTCAGGGTAACGGGCGTAATTCCTTACCCAGTCATGGCCGTAAACTCAGTCGCGGTCAGGGTAAATAATTTGTGTATGATTGGAGGTAATAATAGTTACCTCCATGTCGGATCTTTCGCGTGCGATTAATCTTATTCGTAAACACGAAGGATTTAACGAGAAGGCATACGCAGATCCCGTCACAGGAGAAGAGCCCTACACCATCGGGTTTGGAACTCAGTTCTATCCCGATGGTTCTCCTGTAAAACGTGGTCAATGTTGCAGTAAAGAAAAAGCACTGGAGTATTTATTCCACGAAGCTTCTATCATCGACACCCAGCTGATCAAGCTAAACCTGGGGCTTGATGACAGCATGCGCCAAGCACTGATCTCCTTCATCCATTCCATCGGATGGGAGCCTTTTCTCTATAGCAATGTAATCGATTGCATCGAACGGGAAGATTTCTGTGATGCCACCAAGGAAATGGGGCAGTGGATCTTTGATCAAAACCATTCCGTTGTCGGCACTCTCGTAGACAGGCGACGGGAAGAGATCAGCTTGTTCCTTGCAGAAGTGGAAGCCAACCCCTGGTCCTCAACAGAGATCTTGCTTGCAGCTTTCCGTAATTACACCGCTGCTCCCCACCAGGTAAGAGCGATCCGCTCCCTGGAGGAACACATCAATCCTTACGTCCTATCCAAGTTCGCCAACGACTTTGATATTGACGAAGACCCTTGGTGCACCTTTGCCTCGGAAGAGCTCGATCTGCTGTTTAACAGCTAGCATTAGAATAATTGCTAGGAATTAATGCAGAGTGGCATGGAGCGTTCGGTAGAACCACGGGAGTTTGAGCTACCTTTGGAGCTGCAATTTGCAATGCGCAAGGCCGAGCTCCAGGCCCAAGAGATGACGTGGGAAGAACTGTATTCCGCCCTTCTCAATCTCTACCACCAACGTCTGATGGAATGGCATGCCATCAAAGACATCATGGCAGGTGAAAACATTGATATTGACGTTGATTGGCCCACAGACCTAGAGCTGGCAGAACTCGCCGCCGCTTGTGTGTACAGCGACGACGAGGACGAGGAAGACGACGATCTTCAGCCGTTCTGAATTTCGTCAAACTGCACTAAACGGTCCAGATACCACTGGGCCTTTTTTAATGAAGTGATACCACCCTTACTGCGTTCACGCCAAATATATTTGGCAATATTACCTTTGAGGTAACCGCGATACTCCTCTGGAGTCAGCTCTGCCTCAATAGCTTCAATGCACTCGATAGTGCCATCAGTGTAATGAGACGGATGGTTGACCTCATCCTCTTTAATGACGGGAGGACCGTCAAACTTAAAGACGGGATTATCTAAAGCTTTGGTGGCCCAGGGCACTGGGCACACACCATCCTTGCATTCGCCAAAAGACAATACATCAGGAGACGCAGTGCTTACCGGCGCAAACCAAGTCTTTTCGCCGACAGCATCTTCTCCTTCTCGTCCGGCTCTTCCAGTTCCAAAACTAAAGAGTGGGGCTTCGGTGATGCTCCCATTGCTAATCCCTCCTCCATTGAGGGAATCAAGCCCGTCAGTCCGGGACGCTTCATCCCCTCCAAGAACAACGGGTTCCTTTCCAGTCCTTGTTCGCATGCAACTAAACCTCTGTTGTACATGTCATACAAGGGTACATCATTTTCTTCGTTATCGAGAGCTTGGCCGAAATCTCCTTCGTCAAGACAACGAGACATAACCTCATCTTGAACAAACGCATCAAGGAAAGAAGCT